CGGTCCGGCTCTCGGCGACGTACGGACCATGGGGCGGGGCGACACGGTCGTTCTCGCCCCCGGGGTCGAGGGGCGCAAGGATTGGGGGCGTTACCTCGACGCCCTCGCGTCGGCGCTGTCACGCGGCGTCGAGGTCAGGTGGCTACGTGGCTAACCCGAATAAGGCCCGGGGGACGGCATGGGAAAGCGCCGTACGGGACTACCTGAACGACGCCCTAGGGCTCTATGTCGAGGGGTGGGAAGACCTGTCGGCCGGTCTGACTAAGTTCCGCAATCCCGCCGATCCGCTGAACGTCAAGAGACAGGCTCAGGAAGGTAGTTACGACGTCGGCGACCTTCACGCGTGGCCGTTCGTCGTCGAGTGCAAGGACGTGAAGAATCCGGCCGTGCCGACATGGCTACGGCAAGCGAAGGTCGAGGCGAAGAACGCCGGTTTCCCCTTCGGGGTCGTCGCACACAAGACCCGCCGGGCGGGCGTCGCCGTCGGACGGGTTCACGTCGACGTGCGCACGTTCACCCGGCTTCGGCTCACGCTCGGAATGCCGCCGTACGCGTTCTGTGCTGGCTACGGCTTCGACTCATCATTCCGGGGGCGTGACACATCACGTTGGTACTTCTCGACGACCGTCGAGGCGTTCGCTGAATTGCTCGACGTGGTGCGGGCGATAGCGAGCAGTCATTGAGAAAACCCTTCCGCTCTAAGGGTGTTGACGAAGGGAACTCACAGCATGCGCTTTAGCGACGTCCTCGCCCGCTTCGGGCAGGTGACCGAAGAAGCCGACGGCGGATACGCGACCCGGTGCCCGTCACATGACGACAGTCGGCCGTCTCTCCGCATATGGCGGGGCGACGACAACAAGGTTCGGATTACGTGCCGTTCGGGCTGTCTGACGAAGGACGTAATCGACGCCGTAAAGCTCGAATGGCGCGACCTATTCGACGCTACCGGCCCCGGTCTGACCGTCCCGAAGGAACGGCCGACGCTGGTCGACCGGGGGCACGTCGCCGCCCTCGCGACGTACATCGACAACACGTCGATGATGATCGGCGACTTCGCCGACGACTACTCGGAAACGGCTCGCGCCTACCTCGCCGACCGGTTCGGGCTCGACCTCGACACGGCGGCCGAACTTCGCCTAGGCGTCGACTACGGCGACGGCTACGGCTTCGCGTACGTGTCCCGTGCGTTCCTGAGCTTCCCTCGCCTTACCGTGCCGCTCGACGGGTTCGACGGCGTCGCACGGGGGCTTCAGGGGCGCGACCTGTCCGGCGAGTGCCCGTCACGGTGGCTGTCGCTCTCGAACCCCTCAGGGGCCCGCTGGAGCCTTTACGGGGTCTTCAGGGGTCACGGTGGCTACTCGGCGACGATCGTCACGGAGGGACCCGGCGACGCCCTTACAGCGGTCGCTGTCGGCTATGACGCCGTCGCCGTCCGGGGTGCGTCGCTCTCGAATAACCCTGAGCTGGTCGCCGAACTCGCCGACGGGCTTCGCGGCTCTCAGGTGATCGTGTGTGGCGACAACGACACGGCCGGGCAGGGCTTCACTCGCCGTCTCGCCGACGGGCTCGCCGAACACGGCGTCGAGGTCTTCACGCTCGAAGTGCCCTTCGAGGGCGACGACTTGACTGATTGGCGTAGGCGCGACCCGTCGGGCTTCGCGTCGGCGCTGCACCGTGCCGTGAGGACGGCTCGCCCCGCACGTGACGCCGACACAGTGAAGGCTGAAGCCGTGTCCGCCGACCTGACGAAGCGGACCGGTGCCGACGTCGTCGAGGCGAGCGAAGGGCAGGAAGCGGCACGCATCCTGTCGGGGCTCATAAGCCGTTACGGCGAGTCGGACGCGATGAACGCTCACGCGTTGGTCGCATGGTCCGGGAACCGGATTAAGTACGCCCCGGGTCTCGGGTTCTTCGTGTGGAACGGTTCCGTGTGGGAGCGGTCGACCGTGAAAGTGCGTCAAGAGATTCACCGCATGGGAGCGGCGCTCATTCTTGCGGGCGACCTTCAGAAGGCGCGCGCGTTCACCATGACGACCCGTATCGACGCGCTACTGACCGAGCTTCGGTCGGTGCCGAACGTTCACGTCGACGCGAGCGAGTTCGACGCTCGCCCGCATCTGTTGAGTTTCCGGAACGGGACCGTCGACCTTCGCCGGGGCACCCTTCGCACGCACGACCCGCGCGACATGTTGACCTATGCACTAGACCTCGACTTCAGGCCGGAAGCCGTCGCCCCCCGATGGGAAAAATTCCTCGACGAGATCTTTCCGGGCTTCCCTGACCTTCCGGCGTACATGCGCCGTCTCGTCGGCTACGGCATGACGGGCGACACGTCCGAGCAGTGTTTCGCCGTGTTGTGGGGGAAGGGGGCGAACGGAAAGAGCGTGTTTACGGACACGCTTACCGCTGTCTTCAGGGCGATCTCGAAGACGACCCCGTTCGCCACCTTCGAGGAAAAGACATCGGGCGGAATCCCGAACGATATCGCCGCACTTCGTGGCTCTCGCTTCGTTATGGCGAGCGAGGGCGAGTCGGGCAAGCCGATGTCGGAAGCCGTTCTGAAGCGGGTCACGGGTAAGGACATGATCGCCGCCCGTTTCCTGCGTCAGGAATTCTTCGAATTCAAGCCGACGTTTCTTCTCATGCTCGCGACGAACCACAAGCCGAAGTTTCGCGGGCAGGATGAGGGGCTTTGGCGACGGGTCAAGATGATTCCGTTTCAGCGTTGGTTCGCCCCGCACGAACGTGATTACGACCTCGACTCGAAGCTGACTGCCGAAGCCGAAGGTATCGCGGCATGGGCGGTGCGCGGGGCGGTCGAGTGGTACGCCGACGGTCTCGGCGACCCGGGCGTCGTGCAGTCGGCCGTGAAGGAATATCGCGAGACGTCCGACGCGCTCGCCGGGTTCTTCCCGGGCGTACTGGAGATCGACGACACGGCGTCGATGAACGGCAACGAAGCCTTTAACGCGTACCTCGATTGGTGCGAGGCAGAAAACCTTCCCGCTCGGGAACGTTGGACACGCCGTGCGTTCTATGACGCCCTCGAAGAGCGGGGCGTGACCCGGAGGAAGACGAAGACCGGTATCGCGCTGGTCGGCGTACGGGTGGCGGGGGCAGTCGCCCCGGCGACGGGTCCGGGCATCTTCGCGAAGTAGCAACAACGGCAGGGCACTTACTCACGTGAGTAGGTGCCCTGCCCCGTGTGGGGAGACAGCTTGCGCACATACCGACACGACATAGCGGGCGAGACAGTCGACGTCCACATACCCGAGACGGCCGACGACCTCGACGCGTTCAAACGGTGGTTTGTCGAGGCATCGAGGCGTGGCCCGATCGCCGTCGATACAGAGACGACCGGGCTCGACGTCTACCGCGACGGCTACCGGCTGAGAACCGTTCAGTTCGGCGACGCCCGGACAGCATGGGTAATCCACTTCGAGCGGGGCGGATGGTTCGCTGAGTACGCCCGGTCGGCGCTTCGGCAGGATGCCCGGTACCTGATCCATAACGCCGCCTTCGATTGGTTGGTTCTCGACCGTCACGCCGGGGTCTCCCTCGAAGAACTCGCGCCGCGCACGATCGACACGAAGATTCTCGCCGCGCTGGTCGACCCTCGACAGCCCATGGAAGGGGGCGTAGGGACGTCCCTTAAGCCCCTGTCGGCGTTCTACGTCGACCCGTCCGCCCCGGACACTCAGGGCGACCTGACGGCCGTCTTCCGGTCGCTCGGTCTGACGAAGGAAACAGGCTGGGCCGGTATCCCGCTCGACCACCCGACGTACAACCTTTACGCCGGTCTCGACGTGATCCTGACGGCGCGTCTCTGGCCGAGACTGGTCGAGCGTCTCGACGCCCTCGACGTCCGGCAGGCACTCAGGCAGTACGAACACGAGATCGCCCGTATCTGCGCCGTCATGCAACGACGGGGCATGGTGCTTGACCTCGACTTCACTCGCTCGCTCGACTCGACGCTGAGCGAGGAAGCTAAGCGCTTCTCGGCTGAGGCCGCGCGGTACGGCGTCGACAACGTGAACTCGACGGCTCAGATAGCCGAAGCGCTCGCCGGTATGGGGGAGACCCTGACCGAAACGACGGCGTCGGGTGCCGTCAAGGTGGATAAGGCAGTGTTGTGCGCGCTCGCCGATATCGACCTGTCATGGAATCCACTAGAGACCCGTACGCCTAACCCGCTCGCCGTCGCCGTCCTTCGCTCTAAGCGTGCCGGTAAGTGGCGCTCGGCGTACGTCGAGACATTCCTCGACACGGTCGACTCAACGGGGCGCGTCCACCCGCACATAAACGCATTGCAGGCACGGACGGGAAGAATGTCGATCGTCCGTCCGGCGCTGCAAACTCTCCCGTCGTCCGATCAAATGATTCGCCGCTGTCTTCTCGCCGACGAAGGCGAGGTGATTGTGTCGACCGACTTCGCGGCCGTCGAAATGCGAGTTCTCGCCGCCCTCGCCGACGTGAAGAGAATGAAGGAAAGCATTCGCGCGGGCGAGGACTTGCACGACTTCACGGCGCGGCTCATCTTCGGCGACGGCTTCACGAAGAAACACAGGAAGCTCTGTAAGGGCGTCGGCTTCGGAAAGGTCTACGGGGGAGGGGCGGCGACGATCGCCCGGCAGACCGGTGCGCCGATGGACGACGTACAGCGCGCCATTTCCGCGTATGACCGGGTGTACCCGGAGATTAAGCGGGCGTCGGGCCGTTGGCAGCGCGAGGCACGGGCTACCGGCATGGTGCACGTGTCGGCGACCGGCCGTCGGCTGCCCCTCGACCGTGACCGGACGTACGCCGTCGTGAACTATGCGTGCCAGAGTGCGGCTCGCGACGTGCTCGGTCAGTCTCTCCTGAACATGGAAGAAGCCGGTCTCTTGGATCACATGCGCCTGCCGATTCACGACGAAGTCCTCGCGTCCGTACCGAAGTTGGAGGCAAGCGAGTTTGCACGAGCATTCGAAGAGTGCATGACGTTCGATCTCTACGGCGTGCCGATCGACGCCGAAGCGGAGGTAGGCGGGCGTTCCTGGGGGTCTCTGTACGGGGCGGACTACTAGACAGGGTCGTACTAACCCGCCCCTGACCTGCGTCGATCTACTGACGCCGTTAGTAGGTGTCCGGTTCGGTTATATCTGTCCGGGCACCTACTCACGTGAGTAGGTGAACTCTTCCCCATGGGTTTGCAATGCCGTTTGCTGGCACCTGACGTCTCGTCTAAGTCACGAAGCCCCCTTCGCCGTCATACCTGAGTCGTACGCGTGAGTACGTGCATACGACCACAGGTTGTACCGCCGTTTCACCTTCGCTTCAAAGGTAGACGCCCAAAAGACTAGCGGCGATAGTAGGCAACATCGCTGGTTGTCCTTCGTTGGTGCGCGACATACGTTCGCACCGCAACGACGACGGCTTAGCGCTAGGCCCCGTTCGAGCAAACCCGGACGGGGCTTAGTCATGCCCCCGCATGCCCGGAGACGCTCCGTGACGCACGTCACGTCTACCTAGCGCGCTCTCTGCCCCGTTCCGGAAAACCCTTCCGCTCCCCACAGAGCAGACACCGGAACACAGGAGAGACGCCGTGATCGCCCTTACCGAGCAGCAGATAGCCGACGCGAAGAACAACGACCTGACCGCCGTAACGGCCGTCGTCGAGGCGACGGAGGAGCGTGTGCAGCAGCTCGCCCGCCGCTACGCGACCGGGTCCGGCCGGACCGACCTCGACCTTCAGGAAGACCTCGCTCAGATCGGCCGTGTGGCTGTCTGGGAGGCTCTCGGCCGGTTCAACGGTCAGACGGTCGCCGAGTTCTTCGTCTTCATCGACAGGACCGTTCAGGGCGTCATGAGCGACGCTCGCAAGGTCGAGACCCGTCCGGGCGTAACCCGCTCGATAGCGAGCGAGTTCGAGCGTGCGCTGAGCATCGCCGGGGGCGACCCGTTCGAAGCCGAGAAGGTGGCTCAGTCGGACGTCATGGGGAAGAAGAAGCTCTCTCCCGAAATGGCGTACGCCGCGCGGCTGTCGTGGCAGGGCGTTGAATACCTCGACGCCCCGGCGTCGAGCGGTGACGGCGAGGCTTACGCGTCCCTTCTCGACAAAGTCGCCGACCGGGTCGGCGTCTCGTCCGATCTCGTCGAGCCGAGCGATTACGCGAAGGTTCGCCGCGACGAGACGCGCGACAACGTTCACACGATCCTCGACCGCATGGGGGCTCAGCAAAACGTCGTGCTGAAGGCGACGTTCGGTATCGACCCGATCGGGTTCTACGGCACCGAGAACGACGACGAGATCGCCGCCGACTTCAGCATCGAGCGGCACCGAGTGCGAGTGATCCGCTCTCTCGGAAAGACCCGGTTCGCGAAGCTGTGGACCGAAGCCGGTTTCTGATTCACCACAACGCAAGGGGAGACAGAGAAATGACTTTCACGCTGGCGAACGGAAACACGGTTACGGCGACCCGAGTCGACGCCGGGTTCGACCTTCACATGAAGAACGCCGACGGCGAAACCGTTTCGACGGTCGTCGTGTCCGGCCCGGAGTTCGCCGAGCTCCTTCCGTCCATTCGATAGACAGGGAATAGCAATGGGTCTCAAGTTCCGCGAGTACTTCGCTTACGCGTGCCTGATTTGGCTTATCTGGCAGATCGCCGTACTCATCACCCACTGACCGACAGCCGACCCCGGGCGGCTCACCTACTCACGTGAGTAGGTGGGTCGCCCCTTCGTTTGGAGAGACGTTGAACGTCGACGTATTGGCTTACACGCACTTCCCGACTTACAGCCCCCTACTTCAGGCGTACCGGTACGAGACGCACCCGAATAGTTGGACGACCGACCCTGACGCGCTCGCCGAAGCGGCCGGGCGTATCTGTTACAAGTCGTTCGACCGTCCGAGTGCGAAGACGGCGGCGAATCGCGACTATCTGTCGAACATCATCGGGCAGGGTCATTTCAGCGTGCTGGAGCACGCGAGCGTGACACTTCTCGTCCGGGGCGTCTCCCGTGCCCTACTGACCGAACTCACCCGGCATCGACACCTGTCGTTCTCGGTCGTCTCTCAGCGCTACGTCGACCACTCGACGACGGAGCCGGTCATCCCGCCCGCGCTGACCGCCGACGAGACGCACCTTCTCGCGTGCGCCTACGACGAAGCGCTAGAGACGTACGACGCCCTAGTCGACCGGCTCACGAAGCGCGGGTTTAAGCGCAAACAAGCGCGCGAAGCGGCACGCGCTGTGCTGCCGAACGCCGCCCCGGTCGACATGGTCGTGACCGGAAACCTTCGAGCGTGGCGTGACGTACTCGGGAAGCGTTGGCACGTCGCCGCCGACGCTGAGATTCGCGAGTTCGCCGGTCTCGCCCTCGCCCAACTTCGCGAGATCGCCCCCAACTCGGTTCAGGACATACCTAGTTCGCCCTACGGAAGCGAGAGCAACAAGTGAGCATCTACTACAGCCCCGAGAAGTTCGCCGCCCGGATCGTCGGCGACGTCGACACGTACGGCGGATATGAGTTCAACATGATCGCCGTCTTCCAGCGGCTCGACGACGGCGCGTTGTTCTACGACGTGGATTCCGGTTGTTCATGTGTCTCGCCGTTCGAGGACGCGAATACGATCGGTGACCTGACTCGGATCGACGACCCGGCCGACTTCGCGAACGCCGCCCGGAAGTGGCTTCGCGAGTCGTACGACACCGATGCCGACGACCGCGACGCCGTCGAGAAGCTGATTCGGAAGGTGCGCGACGAATTCCGGAAGAAGGGGCTTCGCAAGTGAACGACGACAACCGTTTTGATTGGGGCGGCGAAGACGATCCGCGCTCATTCTTCGTCGACGTTCTCGTGTTCCTGGTGATGTTCGTAATCGGTGTCGGCGTAGCGCGGGCGATCTGGCCGTGACCCGCCCCGATTGGGACACGTACTTTCTCGCCGGGGCGGCATGGGCGGCGAGTCGAGCCGACTGCACCCGGGCTCAGGTTGGCGCACTTCTCGTGAACGCCCGCAACGAAGTTCGGGGGACCGGGTACAACGGTGCCCCGGCAGGTGTGCCCGGTTGCGCGTCGGCCGGTGCATGCCCGCGCGGGAAGCACTTCCAGCAAAGCAACATCGGACTACGCGGCGATATCAGCGCATGGTGTGCGTGTGGCGGAGTCTGGCCGTGCCCGGAATACGTCGAGCCCGACAGCGATTACTCGAATTGTGTCGCCGACCATGCCGAACGAAACGCGCTTCGGCACGCCGACCCGCGCGAGCTTCCCGGCTCGACGCTGTACGTCACTCGCGAGCCCTGCCCGTCGTGCTGGACGCTCATACGGGCGACCGGAGTACGCCGGGTCGTCACGCCGGACGGCGAGCACCTACTCACGTGAGTAGGTGATCTGTCCGGTTCGCCCGATCCTTAGGTAAAGTCTGTGCAAGATTACCCCCGCTTCGGTGGGGGTTTTCTGCGTTTTGGGCACCTACTCACGTGAGTAGGTGCTAGGTTGTGACCACAACGTAAACAACGAAGGGGCGGGGCGGACATGATCACGGTAAGCATTCCGGGCAAGGCGGCGGACGAAGTCAGCATGTCGCCCATGGTCGAGGCCCCCCGCACCCCCGACGAAGAGCTGTTCTCGCAGCACTGGGCGAACCGCACCGAGCGCCGTTACGGCAAGGGTGTGCGCGTCACTCTGACTGCCCCGGCATGGGTCTTCGCGTGGATCGCCGACGCGCTCGACGGCTGCACGTGGGAGGAAGGCGCCGACGTCGAGCCCGCCCTTCGTGTCGCCGCCGTCAAGGCTGTTGCTGCCATCACTGAGGCTGGAGCCCTGAACGCTGAGGGTCCGACCCGCGCCGAACTGATCGAAGCCGGTCTCGTCGAGGTCGAGCCGGTCGTCGAGGTCGAGCCGGTCGTCGAGGTCGCCCCGGTCGTCGAGAAGTCGGCTTACTCCGTCGCCTTCGAGGAAGGTCGCGCGCTGGGCATGGACCACGCCGAAGCGTACAACTACGCCGACACGAAGACGAAGGCGAAGCCGGTCGAGTTCGATCAGACGGACCCGATCGACAACGCCCTGACGAACCGCGCTCACTCGCTTCTCGCCGCCGAGGAAGAGCTACAGGAGCGGATCGACGCGAACGGCGGAGTGTGGGCACTTCCGGCCGTGTTCGACCTCGAAGGGAACATGGTTCGGGCTCGCATGGTCGACGGCGAGTACGGCCGTGCGTACCTGATCCTCGACGAGAACGGGCGCGGGCTCGGATGGTTCAACCCCTCGAAGGCGAAGACCGAAGAGCGCCGCCGCGCGAACGACGCGAAGGTCGGTTTCTATCTCGGAAAGGTCGCCGTCCCCGTGAAGGCGAAGCTCGCCGGTGGAAACATGTTCTCGGTTATGCCGATCGTCGTTCCGCTCAATGAGAAGTACACCGAAGACACGTCGGCGAAGGTCGTCGACAACGGACAGCAGGAGGTTAAGGAAATGCCGAAGCCCTCGAAGAAGCGCACGACGAAGGTCGTTCACGCCGACGGGACCGTGTCGACCCGGTCGAGCGAGACCCGGTCGTATCTGTTCGCCGTCGAGGTGACCGAGAACCGGCACGAGAAGGCTTACGACCTCGAAGACGATTGGACGGCTGCTGTCGAGAAGCGCGACCGGTTCGCCGAACTCGCGGCGGACCCGAAGGTTAAGCGGGTGCGTGACAAGAAGTGGCAGCATGGGGAGCGCCACGACATGTACCTTCACAGCGGCGTCGAGGGTGATTCCGGATGGTGGCTCGGCACCGACGGGGGATATCGCAACCACAAATTTGATCTCGCCGAAGCGCTCGAATCGAAGGCTGAAAGCCTTCAGCGGGATATCGACCGACTCGCCGCCGAGATCGACCAACTTCTGAGCGGTCCCGAGATCGGTTACGGCGTCGTCCGCTGGTCCGAGACTTATCCGGCTGCACAGACCGGCTTGCGCGACTTCGAGCGGCACGCCGGGGCTCACCGGAAGTTCCGGATCGTCGAGTGTGACGTCGTCTGACGGACCCCGACTGAGGCACCTACTCACGTGAGTAGGTGCCTTCGTCGTTCCCGGGGTCGGGATATTGCTTAGCGAAACTAAGTATCACTACTGATGAGTTATCAGTTATGGCGTTCGGCTATGCCGAACGGGTTTACCCGAGATCATCCTGTAGGCGTACGACGACAGTCGTGTAGACGAGACCTAAGGGCGATAGGCGCGACGGCATGCGGAATGCGAGGCTCCGTATGTGCCGAACACATACCGGGTCGCGCTGAGCGTGACCGTCCCGGCCGTCCTCGCCGGGCTCGCAACTTGGGTCCCCGCACCTGAGTTTGAGGACGTCATCTTTCGAGAGCTGATCACTAGCGCCGCCGACGTCGAGGCGGTCGTGAAGATGGTCGGCGCGAGCATCGCCCGCGCTCTCTCCGGTCGGCCGGGCTTCCGTCTGATCGCCCGGGGCAACACGACGGGTTGGCTAGTCGGCATGGGGGAGTGGCGAGCGTACGCCCCCGGGTCGCCGCTAGAGCCCGCGTACCTGTGGGCGGCCGACTGGTCGACCCTGCCCCCGTTCCCGGCGAGTGCCGCCGTCTCCCTGACCGTCGCCTGAGGCGACAGGTGTAACGATCACTTGTTGAATGTGTCACTATCGGAAGTGGAATGTCGAATTCCGATTCTCTGAGCGAGAGCGCACGAAATGCCCAACCACGCCCGCCCCGATACGCCCCGCCGGACGCGATACGTTCCAGCCGTCGCCGCCCTGGCCGTCGCCGCCGTCTACAGCGCGTTCCTAGGGGTCACCCTCGAACGGACTCGCCCGGCCGGTGACTCGACACCCGACGTCGACCGGCCGGACCCGCCACGACCGCCCGTGTACACCCCCGAGGGGCTCTCGGCGGCCGACCGGGTGCCGTCGGTGCCCGGACCCTCCGCTAGCCCGTCTCAGCCGCTCTCAAGCCCGTTCGTGGGCAGTACGCCGACCACGCACCCGACAGCCCCGACGGCGAAGCCCTCGCCGACACCGACCGGCGACGGTAAAGACGCGATCCGGAAGGGGCTCGATGACATGCTTCCGGAAGTCAAGAACCTTCCGTCGTGGGCCCTGCCGATCGTGCACAAGATGCAGAAGCACGCCGTGAAGGGCTCGACGATTCAGGCCCGTGTCGACGACGCCGGGACCCTGTACGTGTGGGGGACGGTCACGGCACCGAAGCCGGGCGGCTCGATTCTCGGCGCGCGCTTCACGAAGCCGGGTACGGCGAAGGCGAAGCCGGGCAGGCATGCCGCCCGTGTCGGCGTCGAGATCCTGCTAACCGTCGAAGACCCGACGAAGGCAACTCCCGCCGACCCGGCGACAGTTACCGTGACGGCGCTCGCCCCGACGGCCGACGTGCCGGTCGTCACGACGGCTCAGATCACGGACCCGACGACGGCGACAGTCGACACCGTTCAGACCGTCCGACAGGCGGTCGCCGACGCTGTCGACTCCGCCCCGGCCGACCCGACCCCGACCCCGGACCCGACACCGAGCGATCCGCCGACGGCCGACCCCGGCAACCAGCTCGCCCCCGACCCGACACCCGACGATCCGCCGACAGTCGATCCCGCCGTCTTCCTGTCACTCCGGGATCAGGGCCCGTTCGTGCGCCACAAGGAGGACGTACCGCATGAGGGGGCGTTGCCCGATCTCTACGGGCTCTAGGGCGATCGGTGCCCGATAGGCTCGCCCGCATGGATGACGAGACGTATGAGCCGATGGACGGAATCACCCCACCCAAGATCAAAACCTTCGCCGACGTCGCCGACCTACTCGGCAAACTGGAGGGACGTGCAGCAATGTGGGAGCGCGTAGCACGGGAGAACAAAGAGCGCGCAGAAGAGTTCGAGAGTGCTGCACAGCGAGTGAGGGACGGTGCAACAACTGTCACCGTGGGGCGTACAACCTACGTACTAGGGGAGTAGCCTGATTCAACTAGTCCGGTAACGGACCGGACCTGATGTTGAGTTGGGAAAATCGAACAATGACCGCCAGCGGACAACGCACATGCGTTGAGAATGTCGCTGCATCTGGGCCCACCGGCGCGGAGCAGACGACGACTGTCATGCAACCTCGGGGGGCTCTCTGCATTCTGTGCGGCGGAGAGACTCAAACCCTCGTCGTAATCGCGATCTTCGAATCAGCGTCGAATTCCGGCGTGATCAAAGGTTGTGGCTACTGCGCCGACCTACTCGGAAAGCGGGTGTCGGCGTGAGCGAGGGAACGGGGCCCACGGTCCCCCAAAAGGGTTACGAGAAGGCGTGGGCGGCATACGTCGACCACGTACACCCCAGGGACGGAGTCACGCCGCCGTGCCCGGTCTGTGTCAGCTCTAAGGGGCCGAGCAAGGGTTGTGAGGAAGGCTCAAGGCTTCACGGCGCGTACCGGCTCGCGAGGATCGGCAAGCCCATAGCGGCCGGACAGTAAGCGAGCCCCGGGGCGTCCATAGTGCCCCGGGACCCGCACCACTCACGGTAAGCCCCGTTCGGCATCCTCGCCGGGCGGGGCTTCCTGCTGTCTTGGCCCCTGTGCCGACACGGGCCCTGGTACGGTGCTGGTTAGTTGCTTATGGATCACCTTCCATGGGTAACTAACCATCACAAAGAATCGGTCACGAAAGCGCAGGTCAGAGCAGTGATGCAGCAGAATCAAGACATGGCACCCATGGTTTCCCCCAACACGCCCGCCCACCTGATGGACACCGTACGCGTGGCGATCTACGCCCGGCAGTCGAAAGCTCGCCCCGACGCATCCGAGGCGAGCCCCGAGGCGCAGGTGTCCGCATGCGCGGCCGTCGCCGCTTCCCGGTCGGCGGGCGGTGTCCTGTGGGAGGTCGCCCCTGAACGCGTGTTCAAGGACGTCGGGCGGTCCGGGTGGGACCCGAAGGTGATCCGCCCCGGGTTCGAGGAACTCATGAAAGCCGTACGCGCCGGTGAGGTAGACGTGGTGATCGTCAATGAGCTTTCCCGGCTCACGCGCAAGGGCGCACACGACGCCCTCGACATAGACCGCGAATTCAAGGCGCACGGCGTGCGGTTCGTGTCGGCGCTGGAACCGTTCCTCGACACGTCCTCGCCGATCGGCGTTGCCATCTTCGCTCTTATCGCTGCCCTCGCTAAGCAGGACAGCGACATCAAGGCCGAGCGACTCAAGGGCGCGAAAGACGAAATCAAAGCCGTCGGCGGGCACCATTCGAGTTCCGCCGTCTACGGAATGCGCGCTGCACGCGAACAGATTGGAAACCTGGTCGTCTCCGTCCTCGAACCCGACGACGACAACCCCGATCACGTCGAAACCGTCATGCGCATGATCGAAATGTCATTCAGCGGGCAGACCGACAACAGCATTGCGGTAACCCTCGAAAAGGAGAACGTTCCGGCCCCGGGCAACGCCGCACGACGCGCCACCCCTAAGCGGCTGGAATCAATCAAAGCCCGACGGGTGTCCGGCGAGGACGACGCCATCCGATGGCGAGCACAAACCGTCCGCTGGATTCTCAACCACCCCGCCATCGGAGGCTTCGCCGTCGACCGGGTCAAGCGCGGTAAGGCACACGTGAACGTGATCGCCCGCGACGAGACAGGAAAGCCCCTGACGCCCCATAGGGGGCTCATCACGGGTGCTAAGTGGCTCGAACTACAGGAAGCACGCAAGAAGCGTTCACGCCCCGATGTCAGACCCGGAGGGGCGGAGATTACGCCGACGCTGCTTAGCGGATGGCGGTTTACGCGCTGCGGAATGTGTCTCGGGTCCATGGGACAGACGGGCGGCACAAAGGGCCGGAACGGCACGCTAAGCGCAGGGTCGTACATGTGCTCAAACCCGAAGGGTCACGGCGGCCTCGCGATCCGGCGCGACCTCGCAGACGACTACGTAGCTAACCGGGTGTGGGCACGGCTCGCGAACGCCGACATGGACGACGCCGACGACCGCGCATGGGTCGAGGCTGCGGCGATGCGGTTTGCGGCTCAGACCGACCTCGCCGGGGTCGCGGAGGAACGGCGAGAGACGGCCGCACACCTCGACCACGTCCGGCAGTCGATCGCTGAGCTTCAGGCGGACCGTAAGGCAGGGCTGTACCGGGGTCGCGAAGAACTCGACACGTGGCGCGCGACCATGCAGCAATACCGGCAATTCGAGGACGAGTGCGAGGGGCGCCTAGCCACCCTCGACGTGCAGACGGCGGATGCGGTTCGCATCCCGACGGAATGGTTCGCCGTCGACGACGACCCGATCGGCCCCGGCTCGCCCTGGTCCGAGTGGAACGTGTTCAAGCGGCGGTCGTTCCTCGACCTGTTCCTGACCGGCGTCTCCATCGGCGCGGGGCGTGACCCGGAAACGAAGAAGTTCATCCCCGTCGAGGAACGCGTGACGCTCGATTGGCGACCGCTTCCCGCCGACGACGACGCCGTCGAACCTAGCGAGGCGGAGCTAGCAGCCCTGTGACGGCCGTACGGCCCTGAAACCGCCCCGGTAAGGCTTCGGTCCTACCGGGGCTTTTTCATGCCCTCAGACGGCCGCGTTCGGCTTCGGTTAGGTGACCCTAAGCTGTAACCAAAGGATTACACAGAGTGTGCGTCATGCCGTCGGCGCGACAGCGTGAGGGGGCCGGGTGACGCAGGTGACGTTCGATATGCATTTTCAGGTATCCCTTAGAGAAGTCTTAGGGATACCCAAAACAACACATCGAACGTCACCTGCGTCACCCGGGACGAGAAAACCGCTCCGCTCTAGGAAACCCTTCCGCTCTAGTGTGTATAGAGGGCGAATCCCGCGCACCCAACCATTGCAGGCGGTCTGAGTTCCGCCCCTCTAACGCCCCGCGCTCCCTAGCTTCTCTCCCTAGGTTGTAGCGCGGGGCACTTCTCTTCGCGTCCCCAGGTTTGGCATGAGGGCGACCCCTCATGACGGTTCGATTCCGTCGGACGCGCAAACATGCCTGCCTAGTCCAACGGTAGAGACAACGGCTTTAGGTGCCGTGTGTTCCCGGTTCGAATCCGGGGGCAGGTACTCACACCACCTACTCACGTGAGTAGGTGCCCCGAAGGGCGGAACGTTGCGCGTATCGAACTATCGACGCTCAGACGTCCTCGCCCGGGGCGACGACGCCGCCCGGAAGCTCCGTAAGGAACTCCGTCGAGCGGGTCGCTTTCCGTGCGCTGAGTGCGGCATCCCTCGACTCGCCTCAGGGCTCGACGTCGACCACATTCACCCCCTGGCACTCGGCGGCGAGGACGTCGCCGAAAACGTTCAGGCTCTCTGTAAGCCCTGTCACAAGGCGAAGACTCGCGAAGACTTCGGGGCGACGAACACACCCTTCTGAGGACGGTATGAGCTACTCGACTACGCCCTCGATCGGTCAGTTCGGCGTGACCCGCATTCACGGTCTTACCGGCCGTCTGATCGAGGCCGGACAGCGTCTAGTCGGGTCCGGCTCGCGATTCACTCACGCGTTCGTCGTCGTCGCCGATGGTTGGGTCGTACAGGCTGAGCCGGGCGGAGCGAGGCTAATTCCACTCACCTCCGCTGTAGGCGGTCGAGAGACGCTCTATAGCGACCTCGACCTAACCGACGACCAGCGTAAGGCGGTCGCATTGAAGGCCCTTCGTCTCGCCCATACGCCTTACAGCTACCTCGACTATCTCGCGATCGCTGCACGTCGTCTTTTCGGCGTGTCGTTTCTAGAGCGCTATGTCGAGGACGGTAACCATATGATTTGCAGTCAGCTAGTGGACGAAGCATTTCGTGAGGCGGGTATCGAGCTATTCCCGGGTCGCATCCCTGGTGACGTTACGCCCGGCGATCTAGCGAGGCTGATCGGTGCGTAAGCGTCCCTGTCTGGTGTGTAAGCGGCTCACGTCTAACCCGTCGCGCTGTGACATACATGAGGCGGAGTACAGGCAGAGAGTGAATGCTTATCGTGGCACGTCATCCCAAAGGGGATACGGCTACCAATGGCAGAAGCTGAGCAGACAGATACTCACTGAACATAAAGCTACCTACGGTGAGCAGTGCCAAGGCTACGGAGTGCCTTCGCACGTCGCGTCTGCCCTGACTGTCGACCACATCACACCCAAGGCTCTAGGTGGGACCGACGACAGATCGAACCTTCAGGTTCTCTGTCGTTCGTGTAATAGCCGTAAGCACACTTCGCGCTGAGGGTCAACCCACAGAGTGAAGAGATCCAATTCGGACATCCACGTCTATAGGGGGGCACTCCTATCTCTAACGGCGCAAGCCCGACGGACCCAGCCCCCAGCCAGGAACACACCGCCGCGAAATTCGAACCGGGGGGTATCGGCCCGATCCACCCCTTAATGTCCGAATTTAGCCCCCGGGGAGGTCGCCCGCATGCCCGCTGGTCGACCTCCGAAGCCGATTGAACGGAAGCGCAAACTCGGCAACCCGGGGCAGCGTGCACTACCGGCCGTCGCCGACACGGTCGCGCTCCCTGAACTTCCCTTCGAACCGCCCGAAGATCTCGGCCCCGACGGCGTCGACTTCATTCGGGGCGTCGTCGCCTCGACCCCTTGGCTCGCCAATACCGACCGCCCGACGGTCGAACTCGCCGCCCGTCTCGTCGACGAGTGCGCCGAGATTCAGCGCGAGATCAACGAAGCCGGTCGAGTCTTCGTGACCGAGAAGGGCTATCCGGTCATAAATCCACTGGTCGGCGCGCTGTCGACTAGCCGTAAGCAGCTTCATAGCGTGCTCGCGTCTCTCGGTTACACGCCCGCCGACCGTACCCGTATGGGTCTCGCCGAAGTGAAGGCGAAGAACGCATTCGAGGACATGCTCGCGAAGCGTGCCACCTACTCACGTGAGTAGGTGCTCAGGGAGGTAACGCCGTGACTACCCCGCTGTACCTAACGCCGGTCACGGCCGACGAGATAGCCCGGGGCGACGGCGACGACTTCGGATCGTTCACTCAGTTTCTCCGGGTCACGAAGGATTCAGTCGGCGGTTCAGCGGGCGAACCGATGGTTATGCGCGACTGGCAAACGGCCATGATGCGCCGCCTATTCGCCCGCAAAGAGAACGGCCGTCTGAAGCACCGACAGGCCCTTATCGGCGTGCCCCGTAAGAACGGGAAGAGCGCGCTAGGCGCCGGTGTCGCGCTGTACGGTCTCGCCTTCGGCCCTAAGGGCGGCGAGGTCTTTTCGTGCGCTGCCGATAAAGAACAGGCTCGAATTGTCTTCGGTACCGCGAAGAAGATGATCGAGCTAGAGCCACAATTCGGTGGCCTATTCAAGACTTACCGCGACGCTATCGAGCTTCCGGCGACCGGAAGTGTTTACCGGGTTCTCTCGGCTGAGGCATTTACGAAGGAGGGTCTTAACCCTCACCTTGTGCTCTTCGATGAAGTGCACGCTCAGCCGAACCGTGAACTCTGGGACGTTATGGCGCTCGCGACCGGTGCCCGTACTGAGCCCCTTCTCGTCGGCATTACGACGGCTGGAGTGAAGAGCGACAGTACGGGCGGCGACTCTCTGTGTTACGGGATGTACCAATACGGACAGCGCATCGTTTCCGGCGAGATCGACGACCCGTCGTTCTACTTCGAATGGTGGGGAGCCCCGGAAGGGTCGGATCATCGCGACCCGGCCGTGTGGGCAAACGCGAACCCTGGTTACGGCGACATTGTGTCGGCCGACGACTTCGCCGCCGCTGTACTGCGGACACCCGAAGCGGAGTACCGGACGAAGCGACTTAACCAATGGGTCTCGACGGCTCAGGCGTGGCTTCCGTCCGGCGCATGGGACGAATGCAAGGGCGCGAGCGAGCCGATTCCGGCCGGTGCTGAGGTCGTGCTGTCCTTCGATGGGTCGTTTAACAACGACTCGACGGCGCTCACTGTCGTCACGTGCCCGAAGGGCGAAGACCTCCCACACATCGACGTCGTCGCCGCATGGGAGAAGCCGAAGGAATCCGGCCAAGACTGGTCAGTGCCAATCCTCGACGTCGAGGCGGAGATACGTAACGCCTGTCGTCGCTGGTCGGTGCGCGAGATCGTGTGTGACCCGTTCCGGTGGGCGAGGACGTATCAGGTTCTCGAAGATGAAGGCTTGCCCGTCGTCGAGTTCCCTCAGTCGCCCGCCCGAATGGTTCCGGCGACTCAGCGCTTCTTTGAAGCCGTCATGAATAAGTCGCTCACGCATTCCGGCGATCTTCGTCTAGCGCGTCATCTGTCGAACACCGTTATTCGCACCGACTCTCGCGGGTCGCGAATCAGTAAGGACTCGAAGGGCTCGCCCCGGAAAATCGACCTCGCCGTGTCCGCTGTCATGGGGCTAGAGCGAGCGATGCAGGAACCCGAACGCGAGCCCGAAACGCAGTTCTTTAACTGGGCCGATCTCTAGGAGTACGCGTGAAATACTTCCCGTCGCTTCCGTGGCGACGCGTCATATCCGACGGTGCTGATATCGGCGGTCTCGGCTGTCTGGTCGGGGCAGGTTGGTCGTTCAGTTCAGCGCTAGGCGTCGGTCTTCTCGGCGGCGCGCTTCTGCTAGTTGGTTGGGTGGTGGGCAATGAGCCTTCTACGCCGGGCCAGTAAGCAGACACGGGGCATTTTGGCTAGCGGGTCGGGTGATCCGTGGGCGATCCCCTCGAATGGACAGCTCGCCCCTCAGTCGGCTTCGGGCGTGTCCGTGACCGAAGAGACGGCTATGCGCCTTCTCGTCGTCGCGTCGGCCGTCCGCATTCTCTCTGACGCTGTCTCGGGTCTCCCGTTCGATGCCGTGAAGGCAGACGGCGAGATTCGACAGACGGTCGAGCCACCCCCTCAGATCATTTCCGACCCGTTCGGCGGGGGCTCGAATTCGGCACTGACTACGCGCCGACAGGGCTTCGGTCAGATGATGGTTTCGCTTCTCTTGCGAGGGAACGCGTACGCCGTTGTCCTGACGCGCGACCGCATGGGGCGGCCGACCCGGCTTCGGGTGCTGCACCCGGATCATGTGAAGTGCGAGTTCGACGAGAGCGGACAGCGCGCGTACGAAGTCGACAACGTGACCGTTCCGGCTCACAACATGGTTCACCTACTGGGCATGTCGTACCCGGGGTCGGCGACCGGTATCAGCGTGATTCAGTACGCCCGGGAAGCGATCGGTCTCGGTCTCGCCGCTGAAGAGTTCGGCGCGCGCTTCTTCGGGTCCGGCGCTCACATGTCCGGCATCGTTTCGGTGCCCGGCGACCTCGACCGGGAACGGGCGCGAGGGCTTAAAGAGAGCTTCCAGTCGGCGCATGGCGGTCTCAGGAACTCGCACACGGTCGGTGTCCTTACGGGCGGTGCTACCTGGCACCCGATTAGCGTCACGCCCGACGACGCTCAGTTTCTCGGCACCCGGGCGGCGCAGAATCTCGACCTAGCAATGTTGTTCGGCGTACCGCCGCACATGCTCGGTCAGGTCGATAAGACGACCTCATGGGGAACCGGCATCGAACAGCAGGGTCTCGGCTTTCTCGCCTACACGCTGTCGCCGTGGTTGGGCCGGTTCGAAGACGCATGGTCGACCATGCTCAGCAAACCTCAGACGGCACGGTTCAACGCCGATGCCCTATTGAGGACGGACACGGCCGGACGGTACGCCGTTTACACGGCCGCCCGTTCAACCGGAATTCTCACGACCAACGAAATTCGTGCGCTTGAGAATTACGCACCGGTCGAGGGTGGCGACAACATCGCCGCCCCGCTGAATTCCAGCGCACCGAAGATGAAGGACAACGCCGCTTCATCTACTGCGCCTAAAGCCGACGATTTGGGGGCGGTTTTGTAGTGAGCAACTTTGCAAGTCGCGCGACCCTTCAGGGGGTCGTCGAGAACCGAAGTCGACCCTTCGAGGGTGTCGAGCTTCGAGAGTCGGCGGACGGCACGGGAGGCAACTCCCTGACCTTCAGGGGTTATGCGTCCGTCGTCGACGCCGCCTATGAAATGCAGGACTTTCTAGGCGACTACACGGAGGTAATTCGGGCGGGGGCGTTCGCGAGGACGCTAGCGGCCGGTGCCGACGTGCCTTTTAAGGTCAACCACGACGGGATCACGCTCGCCCGTACGAAGTCGGGCACTATGCGGCTCGCCGAGGACTCGACCGGGCTTCACGTCGAGGCAGACCTCGACCCGGCGTCGCCTGCCGTTCAGACCCTCCGCAGCGCTATGGAGCGGGGCGACCTCGACGAAATGTCGTTCGCGTTCCGGGTCGTGCGTCAGGATTGGTCGCCCGACTGGACTCAGCGCGACATTACCGAAGTCGACCTGAATAAGGGCGACGTCTCGGTCGTGAACTATGGCGCCAACCCACACACGGGTGGCCTGACCTCGCTCCGTTCGGCCGAACTCGCTTCGGCTATGCGCGAGTTGCGCGCGGGGGAGTTGACCCCGGAGAAGCTAGACGCTCTCTTCCGGCTGATCCCTGAACTCGCGGCGGCTCTCCCGACAGGGGAGAGCGACGAAGCGCGAGAGGTCGAGGACGTCGACCTATCTCTCTACGACGCTCGCCTTCGAGCGCTTTCTCTCTAACCCCTTCGGTGCCACCTACTCACGTGAGTAGGTGCTTCCGCCATGCCCAAAACAGGAGTACCTCACCCATGCGTGATGTGATTAACGGCGTTATCGCCAATCGCACCGAAGCTCGCGCGAAGCTCGACGCGATGCTAGAGACCGCGAAGACCGAGAAGCGCGGTCTGTCCGACGACGAGAAGTCGGAGTTCGACAAGCTAGAGACCGAGGTTCGCGAGTTTGACGCGCGTATCGAGGAACTCGACGCGCAGATTCGCGCCGACGAGAAGGCGGCCGACGTCGCGAAGCGCTATGCCGGTTCCGTGAAGGTCACTAGCGAGCCTGAGATCTACCGCAACGACGTTGGCGGCCGGTCCTACTTCCGAGATCTTCACCTCGCCCGCAACAAGGGTGACCGCGACGCGTCCGAGCGACTGACTCGCAACGACCGCATGCGCGCCGACGCTGAGAAGCGAGCCATTACGACCGTGAACGGCGCGGGTGGCGAGTTCGTTCCGCCCCTGTGGCTAGAGCAGGAGTTCGTGAAGCTCGCCCGTCCGGCTCGCATTACCGCGAACCTGACGCCGACCTTCGCGCTTCCGGCCGGTACTGACGCGATCAACATTCCGAAGGTCGCGACCGGTACCGCTGTCGCTCAGCAGACCACGCAGAACACGGCCGTTCAGAACACCGACCTGACCACGACCAGCATTTCGAGCCCGGTCGTGACCATTGCGGGTGGCCAGACCATTTCGCTTCAGCTGCTCGAACAGTCGCCGCTGAACATCGACCAGGTCGTTCTTTCCGACCTCGCGGGCGACTACGCGCAGAAGCTGAATGCTCAGGTTCTCGCCGCTGCGGGTGGTGCGGGCAACCTGACCGGTATTACGAAGCTCGCCGGTATCAACGCCGTGTCGTACGTCGATGGCGCGCCGACGATCGCGAAGCTTTACTCGAAGATCGCCGGTGCGATTCAGACCGTGCACACTTCGCGGTTCCTGCCCCCGGACACGATCGTGATGCACCCGCGCCGGTGGGCGTACTTCCTCGCCGGTGCCGACGGTCAGGGTCGCCCGCTGGTCACCCCTTCGGCCGGTTCCCCGATGAACAACCTTGCGGCGGCCGGTGACGTCGCCGCTCAGGGTTACGTCGGTCAGCTTCAGGGTCTGCCCGTGTACGTCGACGCCGGTATTACCACCACGAACGGCGCCGGTACCGAAGACGTGATCATCATCGCGCGCATGGCCGACCTGATGCTGTGGGAAGGCAACGTTCGCGCTGAGGCGTTCCAGCAGACGTTCGCTCAGAACCTGTCGGTCTTCATCCGTCTGTACAACTACGCGTCGTTCCAGGCCGGACGCTATCCCCAGAGCATCGCGCTTATCCAGGGTACTGGTCTGATCGCCCCGACGTTCTAGTTCGCCCCGTGATTGGGGGCACTTACTCACGTGAGTAGGTGCCCCCGGTCCAACCCTAGGAGAGTCTTTGCCACCCGCTAAGCCTGCCGTTCGTTCCGATATCGCCGTCGAGGTCGACGCCGTGCTCGACGAGAACGGCACCTTTACCGGTGAATGGATTGAGAGCGACGGCTTCGATTCGGTTCGCCTTCTCTACAGCTTCAACGGCGTACAGCCGAGCGTCGGCTTCGAGGAAGCCATAGACGCCGCTGGAAGCGCCGTTCTTCTGCCCCGGCCGGTCCAGTACCGGAACACGTCAGAGACGCGCCTAACGGGCCGTTTCTTCCGTCTGGTCGCCGACTTCGGCGAGCCGGGTTCCGTCTTCCGGGCTTCGGTCCGTCGCGCTAGCTAGCCGAAGGGGCTTCCGTGTCGCTGATCTACTTCGCGGGGCAGGACGTCGCCGTAAGCGCCGTGCCGGTCGCCGACAACGGGGGAGCCCCTAGCGGCGCTGTAACGGTCTCTGTGACCGTCACGGACCCGAACGGGGCGACTACCTCGCCTACGGTCTCGGGACCCGTTAGCGGGGCGTACACGGCCGTCGTGCCGTCCGTCTCGGTCGCCGGTGTGTGGCTGGTCCGATGGACGGCGACCGGAACCGGCGTTGTCTGGTCGAGCGAGACTCAGTTTCAGGTTCGCGCCGTCGGCGTCGAGCAACTCGTCGACCTCGCCTCAGTGAAGGCGCACCTGAACATCACGCCGACCGACACTCGGCAGGATGACGAACTTCAGGGCTTCATTCTCGCCGCCGCAGATCTCGCCCGCGACCATTGCGGCCCGTTCATCCCTGAGACTCATACGCAGTACCTCGACGGCGGCGTTCCGTCCATCGTGCCTGACTGGCTTCCCGTGAAGTCGGTTCTGTCAGTGACCGAGTTCTACGGGCTTGGGTCGTTCGTGCTGACCGAATCGCCCCTAGGCGGGGGCACGTCGTCGGCGTTCGCCTACACGGTCGACTACGGAACCGGCGCGCTAACCCGACGCACCTTCAGCGGCGACGCTGTCGACTTCGCCGAAGGCGTGAAGAACGTGAAGGTCGTTTACACGGCCGGTCGCTCGACCGTCCCCTATTCGATCCGTCTCGGCGTACTAGAGCTAGTGCGTCATCTGTGGCAGCTCACGCAACAGGGCGGCCGTCCGAAGTTCGGCGGCGCTGGAGACGGCGGCGAGCACTTCATTCCGACCGGCTTCGCCCTGCCGACCCGTGTCCTCGAATTGTGGCACCCGTTCCGACGCCCCCCGGGAATTGCCTAATGATCCCTTCGTCTTCTGCCCCGGCCGCACGGGCATATCTGTTCAACACGCTTACCGCTCAGCTAACGCCGGACCCGAACAGCCCCCGGTCGAGCCTTCTCGTCTGTTACGACGTGCCCGGCCCGAATCAGCCTGACGACATTGTGTCGGTCGGGAAGGTTCACCGCCGTCTCGGCGTGAATTCGATGGTCGGGTCGGGCGGTGCGGGATGGCTCGAAGAGCGATACACGGTCGAGGTGATCGTCGATGTGTACCGGGGCGGCGACGACGCTCAGGCGACCTATCTACGGGCGTCGAGTCTCGTCGAGTCGATCATCTCCGTTGTCCGTTCCGATCCGACTCTCGGCGGCGCTGTCGTCGTCGCGAAGCCGATTACCGACCTGACCGAAGTCGATTGGGACGACGCGCACGCCGGTTTTCACGCGTGCGCAACTCTCGAAGTCGAGTGCTACCAAAGGATTTAACGTGGCTGCTTACACCTACACGGGCTCGGATGAGCGGTATTACCCGGGCATCGGCCGTGAGGTTCGCCCCGGCGATTGCGTCGAGTGGTACGTCGAGCCGGAAGACGGCCGATGGGAAGCCGTCGACACGTCCGCCCCTGCCCCCGCCCCGGCGAAGGCTGAGCCCGCCCCGGCGAAGACCGATTCTGCCCCGGCTGAGCCCGCCCCGGCCGTCGACGCCCCGAAGGGTGCCTAATGCCTAAGTCTTCAATTCTCAGTTTTCTCGGTATCGCGAAGGAAGCCACCTTCGGTACCGCTGTACCGCCGACGGCGTTTATACCCGTCACCAACATCACGCCGAAGGACAGCGTCGTACTCCTGGATGACAAGGGGTGGCGCGGGTCCATGGTCGAGACCTACAACAAGGTTGCGGGTCCGGTTACGGCGACCGTTGACTTCGACGGCGACGTGTTCCCCGACACGCTCGGGTGGCTGGTTACCGGCATTCTCGGCGACCTGACTACGACCGGCGCTTCTGCCCCGTTCACGCATGCCGTCGCCGTACTCAACACGGGTACCGGACAGCCCCCGTCGTACACCCTGACCGACACATACTCCGTCGCTACCCGGGCGTACGCCGGTGCGAAGTTCAGTGAGCTAAGCCTGAAGTTCAACGCCGACGGTCTGTTGACCTACTCGGCGAAGGCGACGACCTTCGGGTCGGTTACCGCTTCCCTTCCGACGGCGTCGTTCACGGCCGTTCAGGTTCAGCCTGCATGGTTGGGTGTCGCGCAGATTGGCGGCGTCACTCAGGCTGGTGTCCTCGACGCTGAGGTGAGCATTAAGCGGCCGGTGTCCATCATGAATACCGTCGACGGTACTCAGGCACCCACGAACCTGTGGTCGGGTCCCGTCACTGTCGACGGGAAGATGACTCTGATCATGGAAGACGACTCTCAGCTGACTAACTACCTGACGCAGGTTCAGCCCGCGCTTGACTTCAACTTCTCGCAGGGTGCCGGTGCTGCGGCGACTCAGGTGAAGTTGCACATGACGAAGGTCGCTTACTCGGCGGCTGATATTTCGCGCGGTAAGGACTTCGTCGAGATTCCGATCACTTTCGAAGCCCTCGCGAACTCGACTGACATCGGCGCGTCCGGTGGTTTCTCGCCCGTGAAGGTCACCATTCAGAACGCCGTTACGTCAGGAACTTACAAGTAATGACTGAGCTAGCCCCTACTCGCGTTTCCCTGCCGTCCGGTGGTTGGGCCGACCTTCGCCCCGTCGCCGACGTGACCGAGCGACAGCGCCGACCGATTAAGCGGATTCAGACGACCCTCGCCGGTATGCCTGCCTTCGCCGGTGCCGTCGCTGAGGCTCAGAAGTCGGGCGGTAAGGAACTCACCCCCGACCAGCAACTGAAGATCGCTTCCGGCATGGGCGAGGCATTCGACCTACTCGAAGACCTGAACGACGCCCTTATCGTTGCGGCCGTCCGTGGCTGGTCGTATGAGTTCCCCGTGTCGGCCGACGGCTGTCAGGACCTGCCCGGCCGTGACCTCGACGCCCTTCGCGCGGCTACCTCGCCGTACATGCAGGAACTCATGCCCGACTTCGATCCGACCCCTGACCCGGCGTCCCCTATCGAGCCCTCCGTCGCCTAGCGTCGGCGCTGGAGGGGGGCGACAGATACGACCCTTCCGAGTATCCGTCGGAGGAATATCGGACGTGGCGACTGTGCACGATGCTGCACTGTCGCCCGTCCGAACTCGACGACGAATCGGCCGTCGAACTCGATTGGTTGCTAGCCGTCGACAACACGGTCGAGAAGGTGCGTAAGACGCTCGAAGAGCGGGAGGCGAACAAGAATGCCGGGTGACTTCATTAGCGCCGTCGTGCATGGGAACCGGCGTACGGCTGAGTCCCTACTCATGATGGATAAGGGCGTTGACCTAGCAACTCGCAAGGCCCTTCAGGAAGTTGGGCGGGTCACGAAGCGCTCGATTCGTCGAGAGATGAAGGGTGCCCCACGCTGGAATCATCGCGGACCGTCTGACCGTACCGGCGAAGCCGTGACCGTCGCCGGGCCGGAACATTCCCCGCGCACGGGTGGTCCGGGTTACTTCACGGGTCATCTGTACGGCTCGATTAAGGCGAGTCGACGCCCCCGGGTCCGATTCCATGCCATGTCGACGGCTGTCTTCGCCGGTGGTGCGGGGAACGTCCAGAACCTTTACAAGGCACAGCAGGAAGCGAAGTTCCCGTATTTCAAGCCGGGCGTTCGTAACGCTGAACCGAAAATGCCCGCCATATGGGAGAAGCATTGGGGCGCGGCGACCAAAGTCTTCTAACTCGGCCACCTACTCACGTGAGTAGGTGGCTAGGGAGGGTTAATAGTGGGATCGCTGCCCCCGGTCTTTATCGAGTTCCTAGGTAACTCGACTGGTTTTATGGCCACTTCGCGTGGCGTTCGCACCGAGCTTAAGAAGGTCGAGCGCGAAGGCGGCGGCTCGATGAAGCAGCTAGGCGCCGTCGGTAAGGCGGCGCTTCTCGGCGTCGGTGTCGCTGCGGCTGCTGCGGCCGTCAAAACGGTTCACATGGCGGCCGACTTTCAGACTCAGATGACCCGTGTTCGCACGGGTGCGGGCGAGTTCGCTAAAAACATGGACCTGGTGAGTCGTGGCGTACTGACCATGGCGGGGCAGGTCGGCGAGTCGACTAAGGACCTGACGTCAGGTCTGTACATGGTCGAGTCGGCGGGATTCCATGGGCGGAACGCACTCGACGTCCTTCGCGTATCCGCCATGGGTGCGAAGGTCGGCGCGGCCGACCTGGCTACCGTGACCGACGCTGTCACGACGGCTATGAACGCTTACAACCTTCAGTCGTCGAACGCTGCGAAGAACACTCAGAACACGACCGACGTGATGAACGCCCTAGTCGGTACTGAGGCTGAGGGAAAAACCAACATGGAAGCCCTAGCGGGCTCTATGTCGAAAATCCTCCCCGTGTCTGCGGCGGCTGGTGTCGGGCTGAATGAAGTTCTCGGCGCTATGGCGACCATGACCAGTCAGGGAACGTCGGCCGACGTCGCCGCGACCTACCTTCGGCAGACGATCGGCAACCTGTCGAACCCGACCGGTAAGGCCGCTCAGGCTATGCGCGGTCTCGGTCTCGACTCTTTCAAGGTCTCGCAGAATCTCGGTAAGAAGGGTCTCGCGTCGACCCTTGACATGCTGACGACCGCTATCGCGGGGCACACGAAGCATGGTGCCGTGATGATCGACACGCTTAAGAAGGCTTCGAAGAACACGACCGAGTTTCAGAAGGCACTCGCGAACCTAAGCCCGGATCAGAAGACCTATATCGGTGCACTCGCCCAAATGGTTGGCGGTACCAAATCGATGATGGGTGCCCTTCAGCTAACCGGCTCTCACGCGAAGATCTTTCAAGCCAACGTCGCCGGAATCGCGAAGCACGTGAAGGACGGCGGTAAGGGCGTCGAGGGTTGGGCGGACGTTCAGAAGACCTTCAATCAGCGAATGGCCGAATTCAAGGGTTCGACGGAAGCCATCGGAATTTCGATCGGTCAAGTCCTACTCCCGTACGCGACGAAAATGATCGGCGTACTAGCGACCGGCGTCACGTGGCTTACGAAGCACAAGACGGCCGCGTACGCCCTTGCCGGGGTCATCGGCGGAATCCTGGTCGTCGGTCTGACGGCTGCCGCTATCGCCGCCGCTGAGTTCACGGCATCGATGCTCGCTAACCCGGTTACGTGGATCGTCATCGGCATTATGGCGCTAGTCGCATCGCTGGTCATGCTCATCATGCATTGGCGGCAGGTGTGGGGCTGGATACAGAAGAACATTCCGGCCGTCGCTCACGCCTTTGTCGCCGCATGGCGCGGGGCAGTAGCGGCATGGCATGCCGTCTGGCAGTGGGGCGTGAAGACGATTCACGCCGTCGTGAAGTGGTTCGACAACAACGTTCTGAAGTGGCTAAAGGCTCGCTTTAAGGACCTGACCACGTGGTGGAAGGGTCACACTCAGGAACTCTCCGCAGCGTGGAAGCTAGCTTGGAAGATCATCGAGATTTGGGCAAAGCAGGCTTGGGACCTGATAAAGACCGGGCTGAAAATCCTCGCTCAGACCTGGTCTGATATCTGGGCCGTGATCAAAGACGCCGTGATGTTGGTTTGGGACGCGATAAAGAATGCCGTAACGCTCGGCATTCACTACGTGCTAAACGTGATCGGCATTGTCCTCGACATCATCACGGGCCATTGGGGCAAGGCTTGGCAGGACCTGAAGAAGCTAGTCACTCAGGCATTCGACGACATAACCCGCTTCCTGAAGGGGCTAGTCGGTGACTTCGGGACGCTGCTTTGGGACGCCGGTAAGGCGCTGATTGACGGTCTGGTTAACGGCGTAAAGGCGTTCGGGCACCTAGTCGGCGACACCCTTAAGGGCATTGGTCACAGCGCGCTAACCGGGTTTAAGAGCATGTTCGGAATTAAGTCGCCGTCAAAGGTCTTCCATCAGCTCGGCGTCTGGATCATTCAGGGTCTTGTGAATGGTCTACTCGGCACGCACAAGCAACTTGAGAACGCCCTGAATAAGACAATGTCGCTTCTCTCGAAGATGCACACGAAGGCAGCGACGGCCGTCGAGAAGGCGGTTCGCCGAGACGGTAAGGCACTGGAGCAGCTCGCGAAGAACCGCGAGAAGATCGCCGGTCGCCTGAAGTCGGCGAGCGCGCACCTGAAGGACCTTCAGAAGTCTTGGACCGACGAGAAGAACAACGTCGCGTCGGGCATCATGCAGGGTGCTTCGGTCGTCATGCAGGGTGAGAACGGCGCGCCGATCGGTGCGGGCGACGTCCTCGCGAATATGCAGGCTCAGGTGATGAAGGCGAAGCAATTCGCCGCGAACATCGACCGGCTTCGGAAGATGGGTCTTCGCGGCGACCTGCTCGATCAAATCGCTCAGGCGGGCGTCGACAGTGGCGGCGACACGGCTAACGCTCTCGTGAACGCGACGGCGAGTCAGATATCGCAGCTAAACCAAACGCAAGGCTCGCTAGTCAAGACGGCGAACACGACCGGTAAGTCGGTCGCCGACAGTATGTACGGCGCGGGCATCCACGCTGCGAAGGGCATCGTCGACGGTCTGAAGAAGCAGGACGCCGCCATTCGCCATCAGATGATGAGCATTGCTGACAGCATGCGCGACGCAATCGCGCACGCCCTAGGCATAAAGGTGCACCACACGGCGCACCATGCGGCGAAGAAGCATCATCACGCCGCAGCACATCACACGGCCAAGAAGACTCACGCGGTGCACCACCACACGACACACGTTCACGTCGAGGTTCACGGGTCGGTGCACTCGAAGCGCGAGCTTCGCGACATGTTCCACGAAGAGATGTTGAAGCTAGGCGCGCGTAACTCGTTCACCTGGAAGCAATTCAAGCGGTAGTCGAGCGGGGCGGGTCACCTACTCACGTGAGTAGGTGCTCGCCCCCTCATGGGAGGGACCATGGCACTAAACCCGAACTATCCAGTCGTCGAGGAACTTTGGGGCCCGTCATGGACGGCCGCAGGCGCGAGCTTCCCGGCATCGCGCATGGTGAACTTCGTCGACCGCACTCTCTCGCAAGCAAACGCGCGGCGAGGGAAACAGTACGAACTCGACCAGCCTCAGGCGGGCGAATACAGCGTCGTTCTCGACTCGCGTGACGGCGCCCTCGACCCGACGAATACCGGGGGACCGTACGGCGGAAAGATCCTGCCCTATCAGCCGTACCGACGCCGTGCCCAATGGCCACCTACGGCTAATCTGTTGGCACCGGAGATTGCTACGGCCGGTGAGGGTTTCGCGGCTGGCGCTTTCCCGGCCTCATGGAATTTCCAACTTCCGACCGGAGCAATTCCGGGAACCGTTGCCGTGCTGGGTAACGGGCAGGCGTGGCAGGGTGCCAACGTATTCAGCTTCGCTATCCCTAACGCACAGGGCGTAAACTCCGGCATTTTTAAATACGACGTGCCTGCCATTCGGCCCGGGAAGCAAGTCACTTTTTCGCTGTGGGTTGCCAACACGACGGCATCAACGTCGACCACTGTTCTTCCGTACATTGCGTGGCTGAACGCCGACGGTTCGCAGGTGTTCGGAAATGGCTCTAGTACAGCGATTACCGGCGCTTCCGGCACGCCCGCATGGCAGCGACTCACAGTCACTGCTACTGCCCCGACGACCGGCGCCGTTTACGGCATGCGTATTGGTTTCAACGTCGGTGCGACGACCACGGCGGCAAGCACAATCATTGTGGATGGCTTGCAAGTCGAGTGGGCGAGCACCGCAACTACGTGGGTTTCTCCGGGTAAGTGGTACCCGATATTTAGTGGCTTCACTGAGCGTTGGGCGACGCAATGGGCTAACGACGGCACATACGAGGAAGTGACTCCGACGGCCGTCGACGCCTTCGCGCTGCTGTCTCAGGTACAGCTCAAGGAAGTGTTTCAGGAAGAGATCGACTCGCACTCACCGCGCTTCTGTTACCCGTTGGGTGACGCCGTCGGCTCGACGTCGTTCGCCGACGAGTCGGGTAACTTCCGAGCGCTTCCGGCCGTACTCAGTAAGACCGGAAACGGCAACCTGTCGGCCGGTAACAGCGTCACTTCGGCTAGCTCGACCGGTGCCTTCACGGGCTCTACGGGCACTGTCGTAACCCTCGCTCCGCCGATTCCCGGTAGCGGCACCAATCCGAACCCGGCGACCGTCCTCGACCTGACAGCCGTCGGCATCAACGGACCGGGCAACCCGGCCGGATGGACACGCATGGTTGCTTTCCGTGCGACGTCGCTACCGTCTGACCGGCTGGTCATTTGGGAGACGCGAACGGACGACTTCGGCGATGGCACGTTCGACGGACATATTCGGGTAGCTCTCGGCAGTGATGGTTGGTTGCGGGTAAACGCGAATGCGAACCTGACTGACTACAACTTCAGCTTGGCGTTTCAGAGTGGCGTGAACGTAGCCGACGGAAATTGGCATCTGTTCATGTTCGGCTTTGACGCGTCGCACTTCCGTACCTCGCTCGACGGCGTTCAGTCGACTAGCACCGGTTCGGGTCTGGTCATGACTAACCCGCCCGTCGACTGTCTCGGCGCGCTATGGGTCCCTCGCACGAAGACCGCGACGGACGTCTATAAGGGTGATCTAGCGTTCGTTACCGAATTCCCGACGCTGCTGTCGGAAGCCGATATGGGACAGCTCTACTCGACATGGAAGTCGAGCGCTAGCGGCGAAAGCAGCAGTGCCCGTTACTCGCGCATTCTTCGGTATGCCGGTTACACGGGGGCAAGCAACATCGGAACCGGCCTGACGGCGTCGATGGGTCCGGCCGACAGTCTGTCGGGTGGCGACGCTATGTCGGCGCTGAGCGACGTCGTGACGACCGAGAACGGCGAGCACTTCGTATCAGCCGACGGGACGATTACCTTCCTAGGTCGGGGCGTACGGTACAACGCCCTTACCCCTGCCCTCACGTTCGGCGACGGCACGGGCGAACTCCCTTACGAAGACCTTCAGTTGGACTTCGATTCGACGCACCTGTCGAACTCCGCGACGGTCACTCAGCAGCCGACGGGGAACAACTTCACGGCGAGCGATGCGGCGAGTATCGCCGCCTACTACACACGCACCCTGACGCGCACTATCAACACGACTAGCGCGTTCGAAGCGCAGGATGCGGCGAACTACTTCGTGAGCCGCTACAAACAGCCCCTGACGCGCGTACAGAGCATCAAACTTCACCCGTCCGCCAACACGGCTCTATGGGCCCCGTTGCTCGCGCTAGAGCTAGGTACCCGGGTCCGTATCAACCGACGGCCGTTCGGTGCCCCCATGGTTTCTATCGACTGCTTTGTCGAACAGATCTCATGGGACATGAACGCCGACAATGAAGCCTATGTAACTCTCCAGTGCAGCCCGATCGACGCGAACCCTTACGGTCAGTTCGCCCCGTGGCATACGACGCTGAACACGCCCGCATCCATCGGAGTTACGTCGATCATCGTGAACGCGAGTGCGGACAACACGAACCCGCTCAGCGCTCAGCTACCGGCCGGAACTCAACTGATCGTTGGGCTAGGCACGGCCAATCAGGAAACCGTCACCGTGGCCGGTATCAGCGGCACGTCGTCCGGCTGGACAACGGCACTCGTCGGCTTGACGGTGGCGACGACCAAGGCTCACAGCGTCGGAGACATCATCTGCGAAGTGCTCCCGTCCGGTGTCACTGACCCGACATACCTCGACAGCGCCGAGAAGTTCGGAACGGCGCTCTTCGCGTACTAATCGACCCGGTCACCTGCTCACGTGAGTAGGTGCCCGGAGCAAGGGACACAGTGTGACTCTTCAGCCTCCGACTCCCTATACGGCGGCGACAGGTAACTTCCTGACGGCCGGTCTTTGGAACGCTCAGGTTCGCGACGGCGTCGGCTACCTCATGTCACCGCCGTCGTTCCGTGCGCACGCGGAAACGGCGCAGAACCTTCTCGACGGTCAGTGGGTAAGCCTGAACCTAGAGACCGAGGAATTCGACAACTACGGCGGACACTCGACGACGACCAATACGAGCCGGTACACGTGCCAGGTTGCCGGGCTTTATCTCGTGTCCGGGATTGCTTCGTACACCACCAACGGCGCCGGTTGGCGTGCCGTGCGTATTCAGGTAAACGGCTCGTCCACAGTTCATGGGTCTTTCGTCAAGACCCTGCCCGTGTCGGGCGGTTCGTCCGCTGTCGGTACGACGTGCATGGTTCAGCTGAACGTCGGCGATTACATCGAGGTACAGGGAAACCAAAACTCCGGTGTCACGTCGCCGGGTCTTGCAACTTCGGCGTCGGCGGGCGACGTCGCGTGTTCTATGTCGGCTCTATGGGTTAGTCAGTAAGGACGGCTTTACATGTCTCAGTCGAGTAGTAGCACTAGCTACTCGCTCTATGTCTCGGACTCTAACGGCGATCAGATTTTCCAGACTTCCGTTAATGGTAGTGCCGGAATGGATGACGCTACGTGGCTAAGTCTGGTCGAGACGCTCAGGGATTTTGCGTGGCCTACCGCCATGCGCCCCGTATACGTGCAGGCGAGTAAGTCGGAGAGCGTCGGCACTTCCTACAACTGCGACACGGCGGTTACTCCGCCGACCTTCAACTAAGGGGGATTCCTTATGGCCATTCTCGGCGTAGATGTTTCCGCATATCAGCCGGTCGCATTCCCGACTAAGGGGCTTGCCTTCGCCTTCGTCAAGGCGACTGAGGGCACGTCCTACACGAACCCGCGCTATGCCGGGCAGGTGGCGCACTCTCGCGCGGCCGGTCTGGTGGTCGGGCATTATCACTTCGGCCGACCGGGTGACGGCGTCGCTCAGGCTGAGTACTTCCTGAAGCACGCCACCCTGAAGCCGGGCGACGTCCTCGCCTTTGACTGGGAAGCTTCCGGCGTCTCTCAGGGTGAGCGCGACGCGTTCATAAAGCACGTGAAGGCGCACGCCCCGGGTCACCGCGTCGTGCTGTACTGCAACACGGATTACTGGCACAACCACGACACCGAGAACTACGCGGGCGACGGTCTATGGATCGCCGACCCGAATCACCCGGCCGGACACCCGCACGTCGTACACCCGTGGGTGTTCCACCAGTATTCGTGGGCAGGCGGGATCGACCGCAACGTCGCCAACTTCGCGAGCGTCTCGGCGCTGAAGGCATGGGCCGGTGTCCCTGCCCCGGCGAAGCCCGCCCCGGCGAAGGCTGCCCCGAAGCCGGTTCCCCTTCCGGCACCCACCCCCCACCCTGCCCCGGTGCTTACCCTCGCTCAGCGTGTGACGGCGCTAGAGAAGGCTGTTAAGGCCCTTCAGGCGAAGGTGCGCTAGTGGCAGACGAACAGCTAGGGATCGTCACCATTTCCGCACGAGAGATCTACGACGAGATTGTCGGCATGCGGGACGACCTTCGGTCACTCGCTCAGTCTCGCAACGACGACACTAAGACCCTCGACGATCACGAGAGCCGACTTCGGTCGGTCGAGCGCTGGAAGTACGGAATTCCCGTTACCGCTGTCGCATCGGTAGTCGCTGTAATTGAAGCCCTCGCTCAGAAGTAAGGAACACAAGTAATGGCTATCTCTGGCAAGGTAATTGCGTCCACTGTCGCCGCCGCAGCGACGACTGTCGTCTCTGGCATTCTCGCCCCGCATGTCTTCTGGCCTTCGGTTCAGCCTGACGTTCGGGGTCTCGTCGAGGCGGGCGTGACGGCCGTTGTCACCTTCGCTTCCGGGTACCTCGCCCGGCATGGGATCGACGCTCAGGCGGTCGAGCATGACGTCGAGGCTCTCGCCGAAGACTTCGGCGTTCCGTTCATGCAGGTTCACGACGTCGCCGACGACGCCCCGGTCGTCGAGCCGGTCGTCGAGCCGGTCGTCGAGCCGGTCGCCGTCGAGCCTGCCCCGGTCGCCGACGGGTCCGTCGTGACCCCGTCGACCCCGGTCGTCTAGTCACTCTCCGTCGAACGGAAAAACGGACATCACGGGCGGTAAGCCCCATGCCGGCATTCCGCGGGGCATACGGAGAGTGACGAAAAACCCTTGCGCTCTCCTGACGAGTGTCTAACCACTCTGAAGGGGAACGCATGGGATACCCGCACGTTGCATTGATCGGCGCGGCACGGTCCGGAAAGGACACGGTCGCCGCCCGTCTCGTGAGCCGGTTCGCCTATACCCGGCTCGCATTCGCCGACCCGCTGAAAGATGCAGCGCTCGCATTCGACCCGATCGTCGGCGCTGAACCCGGCGTTCGCGGATTCCTGCCCGTCCGGCTGAGTGACGCAATTCAGCGGAAGGGGTGGGAGCGAGCGAAGGATGAAATGCCGGAAGTTCGCCGGACCCTTCAGAAGATGGGGGAGGGCATTCGGGAATTCGACCCCGACTTTTGGCTTCGCCTGCTGCTCGACAAAGTCGACGCCGCCGATAAGTGGAATATGCCTGTCGTCGTCTCTGACGTCCGGTACCCGAACGAAGCCGACGCCCTTAAGGCGAAGGGCTTCCGCATGGTCCGGATCATCCGGCCGACGTACCCGGCCGACACGGTCACGTCCGAAGAGCTGAAGAACCGTCGGCACGTGTCAGAGACCGCGCTGAACGGCTACGTATCCGACAGCATCGTGACGAACGCCGGAACACTCGCCGCCCTACACGAACGGGTCGACGCCCTAGTCGACTAGCAACTGAGCCCCCGCTTCGGCGGGGGCTTTTTGCGTTTGGGTCACTTACTCACGTGAGTAGGTGGTACGGTGTCCCTCGGTAGGTAGGAAACGGCGACGGAGGGGCGGACACGGTGAGCGAGCGCAACGAACTTCAGGAGTGGATCGACAGTGGTCGCGAGGCGACCCGGAAGTTCGCGCTCATCGGCAAGGGCAAGGCTCTCCACCTGAGCACGGGCAACGACGAGACGCTTTGCGGCCGTCTCATGATGGACGGAAGCCGATACGTCGGCGTGCACGACACCGACAACGCCCCGTGTGCCGCTTGTTGGCGGGTCATGCTCGCCACCCTCGCCGCGCCTGCTATGCTGCCTACCGCAGCAACCGAGATCGACACCGACAGCACGACCGACCCGAAGGGGGTAGCCGAAATGGCTACGACGAAGACGACCGCGAACGACGAGACGAACGCGAAGCTTCGTGAGGAGATCGAGGCGAACATCGAGCGTATGGCTTCGCTGGTCGAGGCTGAGAACGTCGACGGGGCTCAGGAACTGAAGAAGGAGACCGACACTCTCGTCGCGAAGCTTCCGGCGCGCGAGCGCAACCCGCTTCGGCAGCGCATGACGGCCGCCGTCACGGTTCAGGAAGTGCCGACCCCGGCCGTTCCCGCGCCGTCGACTGAGGTCGCCCCTAGGGCGGCGACTGAAGTCACCGTGCCGACGAAGGAAGTCGACGCCCTGGTCGCCAAGGGTGCCGACATGGTGCGCGACCTCGCCGCGACGAAGTTCAAGGGTGGGCGTGAAGTCGCGAACCTGATCTTTCAGATTCGCCGGGCGATCCTGAAGAACGGGATTCCGGACGTTAACGGCGACCTCGACGAGTCGAAGAAGCGCGCTGCGGCCGTGTACGAGAAGGTGACCGACGCGCTTCCGGAGGAAGGAACCGACGCGAACGCCGACGGTGTGCGTGAAGAGATCGCTTCGATTAAGAAGAGCGCTCAGAACAGCATGGTCGACGTCCGGGTCGAGTACCTCCGCGCGCTCGACCACTCGCCGGAAGAAGCGGCGAAGTTCGAGAAGGTGACGAAGGGTCAGGAAGGTAAGCCGTCTGAGGTCGTCGCGAAGCACTTCGGCGTGACGCTCTTGACCCGCGCCGAGATCGCGAAGGCTAACCGCGACGCGAAGAAGGCTCTCGAAACCGCTCAGAAGAAGCTCGAAACGGCGACCGGCGAACTCGAAGCCGTAGACGCCGAAGTCGAGGCGAAGGTTACGGCTGGAGAGATGACCGAAGCCGAAGCCGAGGAAGCCATGGAGAAGGCGAACGCCGCCGTCGCTGAGGCTCAGAAGGCAGTCACGGCGGCCGAGGAAGCGGCCCCGGGCGCGAAGGCTGAGAAGACCCCGACTGAGGCCCTGACCGACTCGGTTACGAAGATGGCGAAGCTTCTCGACGGCCTGAAGGTCGACGCCGTCGAGGGGCTCGACGAGAAGGGGAAGAAGGCGAACCGCGCGAAGCTCGAAAAGATCCGCGACGCCGTGAAGGAACTTCTCGCCGAGATCTAGGCCAGCAACCCGGAAGCCCCGGCTCTCTTCGGAGGGTCGGGGCTTTCTGCTGTCTCCTGAGCCCCTGAGCGCCGCTCTCGCGGCCGTACAGCCCCGGTTGGGCCCCTCGCCCGGTCGGGGCTTCGTCATGCCCTCAGGCGGGCGTACAGCCGTTCAGCGGGCACGGGTGACGCGGGTGACGTTCGATATGCATTTCTAGGTATCTCTTAGAGATCTCTAAGGCATACCCAAAACAACCCTTTGAACGTCACCTGCGTCACCCGGGAAACCCTTGCGCTCCCCATCGGTCTGTAAGCACACCGACCGAAGGGCAACCATGGGAAGCGTTCAGACAGTCAAGCGGGGCGGGAGTCGGTTCTACGTCGACACGGCCGCTCCCGATATCCGCGTACCCGGCGTGACTAGCGTCGTCGGCATGCTGCCGAAGCCGTTCCTTCAGTACTGGTCGGCGAAGATGACGGCCGAACTCGCCGTCGACAGTTTCGACTTCGTCTCGCGCATGGCTGATCGCGACCGACAGGGGGCGATCGACTACCTGAAGGGGGCGTCTCGTCGGTACACGGCGATACGCGCTGAGGTCGGCTCGAACGCACACGATCTCTTCGAGCGCATGATGCGCGGCGAGTACGTCGGCCGTGTTCACCCTGACCTAGAGCCCTACCGGGCGCACTTCGCTGAGTTCCTGCGGGTCGTGAACCCTGAGCTAGTGCGAGCCGAAGACGTCGCCTGGAGCGACGCACACGGCTACGCCGGATCGTTCGACGCGATCCTTCGCGTATGGCTGGACGCCGACGGGAAGCCGACCCCGGATCGGTCCGGCGAGCCTCACCTTCTAATGGTCGACTGGAAGACCTCGAAGGACACATACCCCGACGTCGCCCTTCAGATGGCTGCATACGCGCACGCCGACCGGATCATCTCTCCGGACGGGTCGAGCGAGCCTATGCCGCCCCTTGACGGCGCGGCCGTCCTTCACGTCACGCCGGAACAGTGGGCATTCAAGCCGGTGCGTATCGACGAAGACGTCTTCGATGTGTTCCTGACGCTCCGGAAGATCTTCGATTGGGATCGCGAGACCTCGAAGACGGTTATCGGCCGTGCCCTCGCGAAGTCGCTCGGTCGCATTGTGACCGGCACTCAGCGCCGCGCGAAGTAACCGAATCTTCTGAAGGGAATACGCATGGCCGAGTTTCAGGCATGGCCGAAGACGCCCCGGCTTTTCCGGGACATGACGGTTACCGAGAAGATCGACGGCACTAACGCTGCGATTCACATCACGCCGGGTGTCGAGGTGAGCAACGCCGCCGTGTTCGACGCCTACCCGCTCAAGTCTGGGGAGGCTTGGGACGGCGAGCGTGTTTGGCATGTCGCCGCGCAGTCGCGTAAGCGGATCGTCGTTCCCGGGGACGACAATTTCGGCTTCGCTGCATGGGTGCACGCGAACGCTGTCGACCTCGCCCGCCTTTTGGGTCCGGGGCTGCACTTCGGCGAATGGTGGGGTGCCGGTATTCAGCGCCGCTACGACATGCCCGGTCGTGCCTTCTCGCTCTTCAACACGGACCGGCACGCCGACGTATGGGCGACTGTCGACGGCGTTGCGGTCGAGCCCGTACCCGTGCTGTACCGGGGTCCGTTCGACACTGCCCGGGTCGCCGCCGTCCTCGCCGGGCTTCACGACATCGGCTCGGTCGCTGCCCCCGGGTTCATGGACCCCGAAGGGGTGTGCGTGTTCCATCACGCAACGCGTCAGGTCTATAAGGCGACCCTCGACAACAACGACGCCGGGAAGTGGGAAGCGCTCGCGAAGTAGAGCGGAGAAAACCCTCACGCTCTAGGCCAATCAGAAGGGGCGGACGGTAGGCACCGACGCCGCCGCCCCTTCTACCCAACGAATGGAGAGAGCATGGCACTTCGCATCTTCGAGACCGACCCTGACGCCGCACCGAAGCCCCGGGCGAACTACTCCGACGGCACGGTCGGCCGGTTCCATTCCGGCCGTCAGGTCGATGGACAGCCTGAGTCGCTGTCTGAGTGGCGCATCACGACCGGTGACCGGGGCGTAGCCGACGCCGTCGCGCAACTCTTCGGCGGAGTGCCGGACGAGACCGACTCGCCGAACGAGAACTTCATCGAGGTCTTGACGGCCGCGAATGCCGTTCCCGTGATCCTGGACGGCGTCAAGGCGATCCGGTCGGATATGAAGCTGTGGAACCGGTCCAAGCTGGTCCATCACTGTGACGGCGTCGAGTTCCTGAGCCCCGACGAGAAGGCGGGTCGGCCGTGTGGTTGCCCGGCTCTCTTCGCTGAGCGTAAGCAGGCGGCGAAGGATTACGTCGGTCCGTCACCGTCGATCAACATCACGTTCCGTCTCGCCGACGATCCCGATCTCGGGTCGTTCCGATTCCAGTCGGGTTCGTGGACGCTCGCCGAAGTGCTGCACGAGTACGAGAACGACCTCGCCCGTGTCGGCGGCGAAGCCGTCGCGACCCTCCGACTCGAACTCGTCGAGTACACGACGAAGAAGGGTCGGAACGTTTCCTACCTGAAGCCGGTTCTCGACAACATCCGCAGCTATAACGACGCGATCGCCGAGTAACCACATGCCGCCGCTATTCCCGTCCCCGGCTTACGCGGCTCTCATATGGGCGGCGCACTTCCGAGATTCTGACGACTCCGAAGTTCGCCGCCCGATGTGGGAATTCCCGCCCGAAGCACGCGAGCCCCTGATTCACGAACGACGTCGTCGATTCGGCGTCGACGACGATATCGACCTTTAGGAGAGAAGCATGGCGAAGGCAGAGAAGAAGACTGAGACGATCCGGCGCGACGTCGTCGAACTGAAGCTGAGCATCGAGGAAGCGAACGTAGTCTTCGCCGTCCTCGGTCGAGTGGCAGGCGACCCGTTCAACTCGCCCCGTAAGCACGTGAACGCCGTTTACGACGCGCTGAAGGTGGCGCGGGTCGACGGCGGCGACGAGAAGGCCCTTCTCGGCCGTCAGGGTGGGACGCCCGGACTGGAATTCCGCCCCTACGGCGGCACCGTCGAGACGTCTCTCGACGACATTCTGTTCGGCCGCATGCAGAAGGGTTGGGGTCGTATTGGCTAAGCGGGGCGTCGTCACGGACTATGCGGGCGAAGAGCTGTACCGGGGCGACCTGGTCGCCTACGCGACCCGACAGGCTAACCGGGTACGCATGACCGATGCCGTCGTCGAGAAGGTGACGGCACGGCTCGAAGGCGGGCGACTTCGCCCCATGCTGAGGGTCCGGCCGACGGGCACGGAATCGGGCTTCACGGCTCGCCGTTCCATGCGTGCTGAGTGGATATCCGCCGAACATGTCCGGCTGATTCAGGCGGGCGTCGAGGAGTAGTCAGAAGGTTGGGCCGGACAGTGCGAGCGTGCGCTGTCCGGCCCTTTGTCGTCTCACCACCTACTCACGTGAGTAGGTGAGGAAGGGTGCACAGTGATACGGAGAATCTCCGTCGAGGTCGGTCCGGCTCTCGGCGACGTACGGGCCATGGGGCGGGGCGACACGGTCGTTCTCGCCCCCGGGGTCGAGGGGCGCAAGGATTGGGGGCGTTACCTCGACGCCCTCGCGTCGGCGCTGTCACGCGGCGTCGAGGTCAGGTGGCTACGTGGCT